CCTTTGAAGCTACAGCCTGATATTGCCTACCTGAGGTTCTAATGCCTTACGCCAGCGGAAAACATGCTTGGGGTATCTCCGACCGATCCGGCTTCCGGTTTCGGCTGAGAGACATGCGCAAAGAGTGGACTGGGCAGCTTGTTGGCCCGGACGAATACGATCCAAAACACCCTCAGCTTTTTCCCCCAAAGGCCTACCCCGACCCGCAGGCGCTCAGGAACCCTCGCCCGGAGCAGGACCTGCCCGAGCAGCGCAACATCCAGTGGAGCTGGGACCCCGTTGGCGGACCTCCGGATAACGGGATCAACCCTCCGAACAATCTGCAGGCGCAGACCTCTGTCGGAACAGTTACGGTGGTGACCACATGAGCTTTACATACGCCCAGTTGAAGCAGGCCCTGAGGGACTACACCAACAACAACGAAGCCACGTTCGTGGCAAACCTGCCGCTGTTCATTCGGATCGCCGAAGAGCGCATTCTGAAGACGGTTCAGCTCAGCCTGTTCCGCCGGAACGCGACGGCGAACGCCGTATCTGGCAGCCCGTATCTGGCCTGCCCTTCGGACTTCTTGGCCCCAATGTCGCTGTCCTACACGACGGCAGGCGAGAAGGTTTTTGTGGAGTTCAAGGACGTCACTTTCGTCCAGACCTACAATCCGGACCCGTCTGACGTGGCAAAGCCTCGGTACTATTCTCAGTTCGACGTGGACAACTTTCTGCTCGGCCCCACCCCGGACAGCAACTACACCATGGAGCTGCACTACCTCTACCGCCCGACAAGCTTGACGGCTGGGCCTGAGGGGGGCACCACGTGGCTCAGCATCAACGCCGAGTTGACGCTGCTTTATGCGTCTTTGGTGGAGGCTTACATCTTCATGAAGGGTGACGCAGACCTGATGGCGTCGTATGACAAGCGCTTTATGGAAAGCATCGCTGGCTTGAAGATGCTGGGCGAAGCTAAGGAAACCACGGACGAATACCGCAAGGGCATGGTTGTGAGGAGCAAGGAATGACGTTTGTCGCAGGGATGTCAGCAGACTTTCAAGTTGGGGTTCGTACCACCACCGGCCGAGGCTTTACCCCTGCGGAGCTGGCAGAACAGTGCGCGGAGAAGATCGTCCACATTTCGGACTGCGCTCCCGCTCCGATCCGGGATCAGGCTCACGCCTTCAAAAACCACGTCCGTGCAGCGGTGGAGGGCTACCTGAAACAGGCTGTTCTCAGCGACCGCACGACCGTGTATAATGCGCTCACAGAGGCTGGGCACCCTGATCTAGCCGATCTCATAAGGAGACTCTGACATGGCCTTCACCGGCAATTTCATGTGCACCAGCTTCAAGCAGCAGCTGCTCGAGGCCGTTCACGACTTCCGCGCTTCGGGTGGCGACACCTTCAAGCTTGCGCTCTACACCAACTCGGCATCGTTCACCGCTGCGACCACGGCGTACACCGCGACCAACGAAGTGGGCAACTCCGGCTCGTACTCGGCTGGCGGCGGCACATTGACCAACGTCAACCCGAGCTCGTCTGGTACGACCGCGCTGACCGACTTCGCTGACCTGACCTTTACGTCGGCGACGATCACGGCCCGTGGTGCGTTGATCTACAACACGACGCCGACCCACACCTACACCAACCCGACGGTTGTGGTGCTGGACTTTGGGTCGGACAAGACCTCGACGGCAGGCGATTTCCAGATCGTCTTCCCGGTTGCTGACGCGTCGAACGCCATTATTCGCGTGGCCTAACAGATGCCGAAGCTCGTAGATCGCGCCAAGATGACCACGGCCACCACCGGCACGGGGACCATTACTCTTGGGTCTGCGTCCGCGGGCTTCCAGACATTTGCTGCGGCGGGCGTGACAAACGGCAACGTCGTTCGCTACACGATTGAGGACGGCAACAACTGGGAGGTCGGGAGCGGAACCTACACCGCTTCCGGCACGACCCTGTCGAGAACCCCGTCGCAAAGCTCTAGTGGGGGCGCTACGATCAACCTGTCTGGGAGCGCGGTTGTGTACGTCACCATCGCCGCCGTTGACTTGCAGGAGTTGGTCACCTTTGCGGAGACCTTCACGCTTCCCGTCTCTGACGGCACGAACGGGCAGGTTCTGACGACGAACGGCTCCGGGACGCTGACGTTCACCACGGTGAGCGGTGGAGGTGGCGGCGCTGTAGGCTTCGAACAAATGCTCATGTTGATGGGAGGCTGATATGCCGACGACATACAAGGTTCTCGGACAGGCGCACCCCTCTGCCGCCTCTGACACCTCACTCTACACGGTCCCTTCTGCCACGTCGGCAGTGTGTAGCACCTTGGCAATCTGCAACATGGGTGTTTCGACAACCTATCGTGTTGCGGTACGCCCTGCGGGAGCATCCATCGAGGACAAACACTACGTTGTCTACGAGGCGGCAATCAATCAGTTTGATACGGTTATGCTGACGCTGGGTATCACGCTGGCGACCACAGACGTGGTGACGGTGCGCGCAGCCACGGCGGATGTGTCGTTCAACCTGTTTGGTTCGGAGATTGCTTGATGGCTACAAGGCTCGACGGCGCATACCCCACTCGTAACACGTCCGGCTTAGCTGCTCGGTCGCTACCACAAGGGGCTGTTACCGCGCCGCCCGCGCCGCCCGCGCCTTGGACGCGCAATCCGTCGTGGCTCACGCTGACTGCTCCCGGAACTGCTGACGAAAAGTTTGTAGGGCTCCATGCCGTGTGGCCTGACGCTAACTTTTTGGCGCTCTCGGCTGCCGGAAACTACACGGTGGACTGGGGCGATGGGAGCGCAACTGAAAATTTTTCTGCGAATGTTGTGGCGTACAAAGAATACGATTTTACCAACGCAAATTTGGCCGGGACCAACGCGGAGGTTACGTTTCAGGGCGCTGCGGATACGGTTACTCGCACGGCGCACGGATACGTCGATGGCGATGTGGTCAAGTTCTACAACATCGCAACGACCACGGGCATTAGCGGGGACATGCCCTACTACGTCCGTGACGCGGCAGCGAACACATTCAAGGTGTCCGTGACCCCCGGCGGCGCTGCGGTCGATCTAACCAACGACGGTAGCGGGACGTTGCTGCCGTATAAACAGGTTATCGTACAGGTGTACCCACAAGTTGGGCAAAACTTGACGGCGCTCAACTTTCACCAGCGGCACAATCGGGCGGGACTGCAAATCTATGCCAGTGGGTTTCTTGACATTGCTTTGGCCGGGGCGAACCTGACCGATTTGCGCGTGGGGCAAGAGGCACCGGGGTCATTTATACCGACAATTCGGTTCATGCTTCTCGAAAGCTTTAATATCGTTCGGAGTGATTGCAGGCAGCTTAGCGGTTTGTTTTTCGACTGCTTTGCTCTACAAAACATAGCTGGCCTTGCTACAAGCACGGCCCCGGCAGACTTGAACATACCCGTAACTTTCACGGACTCTGGTGATGTTGTGGGCGCAACTGCTCACGGATTTCGCAACGGGGACAGTGTTGCTTTTACAAACGTGGTTTCAACTACAGGTTTTACCGCAGGCTTGTATTATTTTGTGATAAACGCCACAGCGAACGATTTTCAAATCTCCGGCTCATATAACGGATCTCCGATTACGCTGACCGGCGACGGGAGCGGCGTTGCTGTTCGCGGCACGAACATGAGCAACATGTTTCTAAACTGCTCCGCCCTTACATCTGTCCCCCTGTTTAACACGTCGTCAGTGACGGACATGAGCAGCATGTTTCAAAGCTGCACCGCCCTTACATCTGTCTCCCTGTTCGACACGTCGTCAGTGACGGCCATGAGCAGCATGTTCAACGGCTGCACCGCCCTAACTTCTGTCCCTTTGTTTGACACGGCTGCGGTGACGACCATGAGCAGCATGTTCAACGGCTGCGCCGCCCTTACGTCTGTCCCCCTGTTTAACACGTCGTCAGTGACGAACATGAGCAACATGTTCAACAGCTGCTCCGTCCTAACTTCTGTCCCCCTGTTTAACACGTCGTCAGTGACGGCCATGAACACCATGTTTCAAAGCTGCACCGTCCTAACTTCTGTCCCTTTGTTTAACACGGCTGCGGTGACGAACATGAGCGCCATGTTTCAAAGCTGCACCGTCCTAACTTCTGTCCCTTTGTTTAACACGGCTGCGGTGACGAACATGAGCAGCATGTTCAACAACTGCTCCTCCCTAACTTCTGTCCCCCTGTTTAACACGGCTGCGGTGACGAACATGGGCAGCATGTTCGT